TCTAACAGTGATAATCGTAATACCATTATTCTGTTTTACCTCAAATACAATCTCATCAGTTGAACCATTCTCATAAATTGCAGCTGAATACTCTGCGTGTTCAATGAGGGATTCAATAGTAACTGGTAAAGTTGATTTATCACCACTTGTTGCACCCGCTTCTTCGGCACTCTTTGCACAACCACTAAGTAGAAGAATCACTCCTACTATTATGATTAGATAATTCCTCGCCCTTTTTCCAAGCTGTAGCACTTAAAATCGCTCCAAATGATATGTGAAATATTCCTCCACCTTCTAATGTAAGTGGAATCCAACGTGATGCGTCACAGATTAACCCTTTAGCGACCATCATATTACAATAACTATCCATCTGAATATTCCAGACAACCGGACCTATGAAAAAATCACATAAGCAAATGAAAAGATAAACGATGGCCGCCCAATCACGCCAAAATCTGTTGATTGTCTTATTCACTATGCTTTCTTATCTGACATAGTAACAAGTGTAAGGATACTTCTTCCAGCTTCAATGGCAGTGTCAACAACCCATTCCAAATTTTCTTCGTCATAATCCCATTTTTCTCTGACGTATGCGACCAATTCATCATATTCTTCGTCATCAATGTCTGTAATTTCGGGAATAACATCTTCAATATTGTCAACTGCTTCAAAAAGTTTCTTCACAGGGTCAATGAAATACCTTGCATCTGTCCACGAAAACTTATCATCTGCTTTTGCTTTTCCAATTGCATCTACGAATGAAAAAATGAACTCCATAACGTCTTTAGTTTCTTTTATACCTTTAACTTCTGCCATTCTATTCCTTTATAATTTAATAATTAAGCGAGATTAAATCTTACGATATAATCATTTATGTGTTGTTCAGTAGCTACAACACCCTTTGCTTCAACTGCTTTTTTAGCAATTTCTCTAATATCAGTTTTTTCAACTGTCTCTTCAATTTTAGATTCTTCTTTTTTCGATTCAATTTCATCCAATTCAGATTGAACTATTGAGGATACAAAATCTATAACTGCTTCTTTTTCTTCCAATTCTTCTTTACTCATATTTTTTTTATTTTTAGGCATTTTTTTCCTTTTCTTTATTTATTTTATTTAGATACTTAACACGTTTCTTTGTAGCTTGCCTCAACTTATATTTCGTTGCATTTTTAGTAAAAAGTTCTCCATTCATGTGTTCAGTTTCATGTTGATAAATCATAGATGGAAAACTGGTCAAACTTCCTGCTTCGTGTTCACCATCGAAAATTTGATATTGAATAGCAATAGATTCTGCTCTAACAACAGGAAAATAAAGGCCGGGAAAAGACAAACACCCCTCTTTGACATAAGAAGTTTCTTCACTCATTTCCAAAATTTGAGGATTGAAAGCTATAATCATTTTATTTTCCATCATAAAACCAAAAACTTTAAGAGGTATTCCTATTTGATTTGCTGACAGTCCAACCCCTTTATGGTGTATCATGTTTGCAAAAATCTGTTTAGACAATTTCTCAGAGTCAACTTGAGGGTTGTCGAAATCAAATACCTCTGGTATCTCTCTCAAAAAAGGGTCATCCTCTTTCACTAATTCGCATACTAAATCACTCACGCTACCTCTATTTTACTAAATTGTTTTTCTTTTAAAAATTTAATCGTTGAACGGAATTTGTCATACAAAATTTCACCCTTATGAGAAATCACGAACACATTTGTTTTGTCATCAAGTGTATTGAGTATCTTCAAGAAAGCCTCTGTACCATCAGCATCCAATGAAGAGTCGAACACCTCATCTAAAATCAAAAGGTTTGTATTCACACTGTTTTTGAGTTTAGCGACCATTCTCCATGTGAACAGTAATGCTAAGTCAATTCTCATTTTCTCACCCTCAGAAAAGGAAGAATAAGAAAATTCATCACGATACTGAGATTGTATTGTTTCGTTGAAATTTTCATCAATCGAAAAGTTAATTAGAAATTCCAGTTCGTTTAAGTATTTATTCACATATTTGTTTATGATGGGAACATACTGTCGAATAATCTTTGTTTTGATACCCGAATCTCTCAGCAACTCATTAGCGTAATTATAGAGTTGTTTAGTATCACACTGTTCTTCATAATCTTTTTGTAACTCTTCAAATTCACTCTCTAATAATTGTAACACATTTAACTCGGAATTGTCAAGTTTTTTCTTATCTTTTAATTCATTGATGTCACTTTTTGTTCTATCAATATTATTTTCTAACGATTGAATTTGAGATTTGGCAGCTGACAATTGATTGTTTTTTTCTGAAATCTGTCTAGCAATGTTACGAAATTCATCAAGTTGTATTCTTAGTTGTTCAATTTCAGTTGATATTTTTCCCAATCCATTTTCTTTTTCTGTAATGCTGGTAGACAAACTGGTAATTTTTTCTTCTTTGAACTCATCATCTATGTTCTGTTTACAAGTTGAACAAGTCGAATTCTTTTCATAGAACTTGACTTCTTTTTGTTCTTGCTTTAGTTTGATTTCAATTTGATTTTGGAGATTTCCGAACTCAGAATTTTTTGTTTGAACTTTATCCTCGGCAATAAGTTTATTGGTCAATGTGCCGATGTCATTATGGTATGTGGTGAGAGATTCGATAGCAAGTGTTTTTTGGTCTTCAAAATTTGAAATGTCTGATTCTTTTTTCAAAATATCGGATTGATTGTCATCTTTGAGTCTTTCGATATAATTCCGTTGCATCTTTGTTTTGGATACATTCAACTCTCTCTTATTTTCATTATCATTTGTATTCGTTTTCAACTCAGAATTCTTTACCTTGAGCAGAATATTCATAGCAGAAAATATCTGAATGTCAAGTAGGTCTTCAACGATTGTTCTACGGTCTGATTGTTTGAGTTGCATGAATGGTTCAAATGTAGAACTACCCAAAACGACAATCTGAGTGAAAGATTTGTAATTCAATTTGAGAATTACCTTTTCTAAATATTCTTGATAATCACGATTGTTTGCCAATTGGTCAAACATCTTACCATCTTGCAGTATCTCAAATACATTTGGTTTGACACCTCTACGAACAGTAAAATTCTTATTACCGATAGTGAAATCAATTGTAACCATCAACTTTTTTTCATTGATGGTATTTACTAATTGAGATTTGTTGATGTTACGGAAAGCTTTGCCGAATAATCCGAAAGTAAGAGCATCTAAAATTGTTGATTTTCCTGAACCATTTTCGCCGATAATAAGAGTTGTGGGAGACCTATCGAAAAAGACAGTTGTAGGAACATCTCCTGTGCTTAGAAAATTACTCCAAGAGATTTTTTTAAAAATTATCACTTACCCTCATTAAGAAGCTGTGGTTTATTGCCATGTTCAAATTTATGTTCTGCTTGTTTTATACTATCTTTCAAAATAATATTGACCATCTTGTTAAAGGTAATATCTCTCTCATGTGCCTGAAGAGCAACCCCCATAAAATCTTCATCTGAAAGTTCTATATCAACTGCTGTGTGGGGTGTTTCATCTTTACCAATTTCAACTGATTGAGTCCGATTTCGTTCTTTGGTGAACACATTCACTCTATCAGCTCGTTCCTGTCTGTCTCTTTTTCTATCATCTTCATCTTGAGAATAATTTGTCATACTTTCTTTTCCTTTTGAGTTTTGTTATAATCTGATTGGGATTGAAATAAAGCATTGAACGAAATACTCCTGCGTTCAGTGTCACCTTCTTCGCAACGATAAGGATATACCATGTGTAGTTGTTTGGCCCCAAAAATAAAAAAATCACCGACTGTAGGTCTCATTGTTAATGAAGGTTGAGATAACTCCGTATCGTTTGAAGAATTTGACACAAAAGTAATAGCACCATCATCCATATCTCGGTGGTTTTTTTTGGCCGGTGCAAATTTTGGAACTTTGAGATACATCACACAAGAAAGTTGACATTGAGTATGTATATGAATAGGATTATATTCATTTGGTTGTTGAGAAACTACCCACATTGATAACATTTGAACTAACCAATTTTCCTTCTGAACTTGTTCTACATTAAATGGATATTGTTGACATTTTATCTGAATTACATATTGTTGAATTACATCGTGAAAAAATTCAAATACTCCATCATTCTTCAAAATTTCATGGTCTACTAACAGTTCTGTTTCTATTTGTCCAGCAAGATTATGACCATGACTTAAAGATTTTTCATCATCAATTACAAGGTCACTAATATCAATCATTTTTTGTAGGATTTCATCTGGCAATTTCGTATGCATCACTGGAACAGACCAAGGCTGTATCATTTTTAATGGCATTTGTAATAGTAACGGATTCGAGTTTCCTTTTTCTTTTTTAGCATCTCTTTCTGCTCGTCTTCGTTCTTGTCTGTTCATTATACCGTTTCCATTGTCAAAGCTTCACTGTAAAGGTCTTGCATCAATTTATTCAAATCTTCTTTATTTTCCATTTGTAATCCATTTACACAATTTTTGATTACACTCATTGTATCTTCAACATCCTCAATTCCATCTATATCATCTCCCAAATCTTCCATATCAAAAAGATTATCTACTACCGAAATATTACTAGTTCCAGCATCAATCAACTTATCCATCAAAGTTTCAAACATATAATTATTATTTTTATTTTCAATAATTATTTTTACATAAGTATCTTCATATTTTGAGAGATCACCATAATCATTTTTCTCATCGTTGTAATATATCTTATGAAACATCGAATATGGATTTTCTATAAACTCTGTTTCCATTGTTTCTGTATCATATATATGAAATCCTCGTTTGTCGTTATAATCACTCCAAGTTATCTCATAAGGATTACCAAGATATGTGATATTTCCAGTAGTAGAACGATGATGAAAGTGACCAGAGAACACTCTTTGGAATGCCTTAAACATCGTTGAGGGATATCCATCCATACTAAAAGAACCCTTGTTCATTTCTATGCCTTCTAAATGTAGATGACCAAATGCTGCTTTAGTTCTTGTCTTTTCAATTAGTTCTTTTGTTGCATCTTCATTATCTGCACACATCCAAGGCACAAACAATACCTTATGTTCTTTTGTCAGAGACACTTCACAAGGATCTGAATAAACCGAAACATTGTTCATTCCTCTTGTCAGTTCTTCCATCGAATTTACTTTGAGAGTGTTCTTATAATAAATGTCGTGGTTGCCAACAATGAGTTTAGTGTTTACACCCATTTCTTCTAAAGGATGAAACAATATTTCTTTCATCGAATTGAGCGTCTTGAAGTTGATAAATTTCCGTCTATCAACCACATCACCCAAATGTATTACATCGGTGATATCTCTCTCTTTCAGAGTAGGGAAGAATATATTTTCATAGAACTTACGAAAGAAATCTAGGAATAGGAGACTATCATTTCTAGCACCGAAATGTGTGTCTGTCAGCAAAGCTATCTTCATGCACAAGCTCTCATAAAAGAAGTAAGGGGAGATAATTCCAAAATTGCATCATCTTTTTTCTTCGACACCACTTTAGGTTTCTTTTTCGCTCTTTTCTTTTCCTCAAACTGATAAATGAAATCATAGATATTAGCCTGTTTATCAACTGTCATCAAGGTTGCTCCTGCGGCTATACCACTCTGTTCACCAACAGTCATATTTTCCATATCTGAATTGTCTTCGATGGAATTATGAGCATCCATTTGTTTGTATTTTATATAAAGTTGTTTCTTTTCTTTTTCGATTCTTCTTAGGAAGGCGTAATATATTATCTGTGTGAAATAAGCAAATGGATTTTTGGATTTCTCAGGATTGAAATTACTTGCGTACATCACACAATTTTCTATTCCATCACTTACCATTTCTTCACGAAATGCATAGTTTATAAAATTGGGTCTATGAGATAATCTTTCTGCTATTTTGAGGAAACATTCACCTGCGTAATCTGGTAGTTGAGGTTTACGTTCATCTCCGTCATCGACTGACTTGAGATATTCACCTCTATATTCTCCCATGACTATTAAAAACTTTTCATTGTCTACATAATGTTGTTTTGTTCGTGGTCTAGCCATATGAATCCTTTAGTGGTAATTGTTAATAATATACTATTATAACAAGTTATATCGATAAAGTCAAGTGTTATTTTTTTGTTATTCTGTTAAAAAAGACTTGACTAATTTCTCCGTATCTGGTATATTAACTCTGGTGGGTTTGAGATGAAGGTAGTACTGAATTACTAATTGACTAACATACTTGTAACCTCAAATGAATCCATATCTCTGTTTTCTTGTTCATCTAGTATTTCATCATATATCTTTGACATCTTTTTGGACAGGCTGGTCATTGTCACCACATACTTCGTAGATACAGGAATTATTTCATCATCTGTGTAAGGTATCCATTTTGTAAAACGAACTCCTTCTTCGTCTTTTTCAAACACATGAGTTATTTGCACTGGGTGTTTCAGATTAAAAAACCCATCGGTTGGTTTCAAATACACAGCCAGAATTTCTTCTCCTGTTGAAAGTTTGATATATTTTCTTGATGCCATATTATCCTTTGAGTGATATTACATAGATTTTATAAGGAAATTGTTCAGAACTATAAATCTTTATTCTTTCTGAAAAATGGTTTAGTGTATAATTTTTCCTATCATTGTGAGTTAGATCGTCTGAAATATCATAAAGTCTCGCTGAATCTTTAGTCTCTGACTTCCTCAACCCTCTACCTATTGACTGTAAATTTCTAATACGACTCTTAGAAGGAGAAGCGAAAACAATGTTATGAATGTTCCGAATATTGATGCCGGTACTGTATACACCATAACTTGCACAGATAATAGCATCTTTTTCTTTTTCGACAAGTTCTCTGACTTTTTCTCTTGAATCTGCATCTGTTCCTCCATAAACAAAAAAGATTTTCCTAGAAGAATCAACAATTTCTTCTAGTATTG